CTCGTTCCATGACCACGTCCATCTTGAGAGGCCCGACATAGCGTCCCAAGTCCTCGTGAAACCGGAAACCACACTTGAGAATCGAGTGATTAACAAGAGGGGTATTCACGGAGTGCGGAGCTGTTTTGTCCGCAGAGGTATAAACGTGACCGAATTTGGCAGCTGTGACAGCAAACGTCGCTTCAGTAAAAGAGTGTTTTAACTCGTTCACCACGGCAAACAGATTGTCATCGCCCATCACCACAAGACGCACATCAGACCAAAAATCCGGCAACAAACTCACGTCGAATTCTTTGATCGTGAGATAATGGTACATGAAAATGGAGATGTTTGTAATGCAGTTGACAGGGGTGGTACCAGGAAATCCTGAGGGCATGTTGTCGTGCCATTGTTCAAGAATTCTTCCAAAGACGTGGTAAGATTCCACAATAGATGATCAACGCTTTCCTCACTCGGCCTCCAACAACATCAGAAGGATCATACATATTCGCCATACATTCAAGCGAATTTCTGACCATCTTCTGGTTTTGGTGACCGTCATAACCTTTGTAGTCGCCAGACCCACAGTGTTGCGCTTCATCGGCAAACTTGAGTAGACGAACTACGGTGTCCCACGTTGCTCCTTTCGGGTTCACTCCGATTAGAGTTCCGTTGAACGGGGCTCCCTCTTTAACCACGAGATCCGCTGCGCCAAAGTACATTCTGTACATAATCAGCAGTTCCAGGGGACCACAGAAAACGATCCTCGTTTGACCGGCTGCAACCTTAGCAAGGGAGCGTCGTTCACCTTTGTGAACGGTTTGAAAAACGAATAGGGGAACGCAATCTTCATTGACAATCAGATCCAATTTGGCTCCGATGTCGTGTCGCAGTTGAGGGAATTTGGGACCAACAAGGGGTTCACCAGCTCCGTCGAGTTTCCAGAAATCTCTTCTCAAGTCACCACGCTCAGTATGGGGGTAACCGGGAGATGTCGAAGGATCGAGGGAGCGGAAGCTTGTTCCAGGGATGCCAACAATTGCCTCGTGTAGAGTGTAATTGCGCATGGTAACGTTAGCGGCACAGGCACAAAGGTGCCTCGTGAGTTCATCACGGATGACGACCATTTTAGGCCAGTCGACATCGGAAACGTCGGTAGGAACATAAGCGCTTCGGGCAACAGGGTAACGGTCTGGGTGGACGTCGGTCGGGGCGGTTTTCCGCTCACACGGTGGAGGTCCAGCGCCCATATAAGGTACTATGTTGTTTGAAATGAACGTGTTGGAAGGGGCAGCAAAATTATCACACAAGATATCCATCGAAGGAGGCAGGCTACTGAGCGCGAAAGCTTCAGAAACCACTTCTCTCTCAGCGACTTCAATGTTGGGGATAGGGGCCGTAACAGGGGTTTCCACGGAGAACGTCAAAAAGTTCTTAGTGGAGATGCGATTTGCGAAACCCCATTGGCCATCGCCGGCACAGTGGAAGCCGAAAATTTTTCCGGCATACGCACCAGTCGTAATCACGATGGGCCAACCACACATACCTTTAGCCGTGCTCAGCTTGTATGCGAGGCAGTTACGGATCTCTTGGACCATGTCAGGGTCACGGGGATTCATCACCTTGGACTTCTGCGGCATGCTGTACGGGTAAGCGTAGACTTCTTTAGGTCCTACGAGCATACCCTCGGACACCATACTGTGGTTCACAAGGACGGCGAAATTCTGATCTTCATTCATAAAGTGCATCGTGATGTCCACGAACTGTCGTGGGAGCTTGTTAACTCGAAGAATTAGAGAATCGTTATACTCTTTTTCTTCTTTCACTTCGATGTCTTCCAATCCGAACTTAGATTCTACCCCATCTTTTTCGAGGAAGAAACAGCACTTCGAAGGATCACCAGATCCGGTGGCCAGCATATTGACCCACGCGACTGTGACCATATTGAAGTAGTGAATGTTCATCGCAAAGATTTTATCTTTGAGACCTAGGACATTACCAAGACGGGTTTTGA